GACTGAGACTGCTCCAGCAAAAAGGGCAGCAATAATTTCAGGGTTAGTCAACATACACTCAGTATACAATTGATGTAGATTAACCTTGGAGGAAATCAATGGAAACCCTGAATTTGCAGCCACCAACCATAGAGTGGCTTGTTTATAGAAATGACTCAGCCCCTATGACTGTTTTGTTGGCAGATAGCGAAGGCAGAGAACTTGATTTAACTGACTGGGATTTTGCTGGTAAAGTAAGAGAATATCCAACAGATGCAACAGTAATTACAACATTGTCAATTGTTAAGAATGGAAATGTATTAACAGTTGAACTAGATACAGAAAATTTACCATTGATGAGTTATTTTGATATTGAAGGAACTAATAGTGTGAACGCCAAGGTTTCCACAGTTCTTAGAGGACAAATTCTTGTAGAAGAGGACATAACACGATGACTATTTCAACATTATCCACAGGGCAAGTAACAATTGTTTCGCCCTCAGAAATTAAAGTATTAGCAACAGGATTAGAAGTTGTTGCAGGTCCTCAAGGTCCTACAGGTCCTACTGGCCCTCAAGGAGCACAAGGTCCTCAAGGAATTCAAGGACCAACAGGACAAACAGGAGCCACAGGTGCAACTGGCGCAACAGGTCCTCAAGGCCCAATTGGTTTAACAGGTGCACAAGGCCCAACTGGTGCACAAGGCCCACAAGGTATTGCTGGTCCTACAGGAGCAACAGGCCCACAAGGTCCTACAGGTGCACAAGGACCTACAGGTGAAACAGGAGCAACTGGTGCAACAGGAGCAACTGGAGCCACTGGTCCACAAGGACCTGCTGGTGAAACAGGGCCACAAGGTCCTATGGGTCCACAAGGTCCGCAAGGTATTCAGGGAGAACAAGGCCCTCAAGGTATACAAGGATTAACTGGTGCAACTGGTGCCACAGGTGCTGCGGGTGCTGATGGAGATAGATATGCAACAACATCAACAGAAACAGAAACAATTGTTGCAAAAAATGGAACATTTTCAATAATTGTTGCTGATACAAATGTTGATTATTCCGTTGGTCAATCTGCAATCATTGCACACGACATTGATTCATACATGATTGGAACAGTTACAAGTTATAACAGTGGAACTGGTGAATTAACAATTATTGTTACAGCAGTATCAGGTGTTGGAGAAACACATTCATCATGGACTGTAAATCTTAATGGTGCCGTTGGTATTCAGGGTGAAACAGGTCCAGCAGGTCCTGCAGGCCCAACAGGTCCAACTGGACCGCAAGGCCCACAAGGTGAACAAGGAATTCAAGGTCCTCAAGGTGAGCAAGGTATTCAAGGTGCTACAGGTGCGACAGGACCTCAAGGGCCTCAAGGAGAAACTGGACCTCAAGGGCCACAAGGTATTCAAGGTGATGCAGGTCCACAAGGGCCACAAGGGATCCAAGGTGAGACTGGCCCACAAGGACCGCAGGGAGAAACAGGACCGCAGGGACCGCAGGGTATCCAAGGAGAAACTGGAGCCACAGGAGCAACAGGTGCTACAGGTGCGACAGGACCTAGTGGTTCACAGATAGTTAATACAAACAATATTCGCTTTACAGACTCAGGAGCATTGGCAGCAATTACAACAGGCCAAAATAACCTTGCTCTTGGTATGCTTGCAGCAGAAGATTTAACGGAAGGCCAAGACAATGTTGCGTTAGGCAACAGTGCATTAAAGAATGTTACAACTGGTGGTAACAACATGGCAATTGGTCGTGGTGTACTTGAAAACAATATTACTGGTAACAATAACACTGCCGTTGGTAACTTGGCTCTACAAAATGCAACAGGTTCTGGAAATACTGCAATTGGTAACAGAGCAATGATTACTACAACTACTGCACAAGGTAATACTGCAGTTGGAACACAAGCAGCAGAATTTAACACAACTGGCCAAGACATAACTGCAATTGGACTTAACGCAGCAAGAAATACAACTACTGCAAGTTATGTTACTGCAGTTGGTTCTAATACATTGCAAGCAAATACAACAGGTGGCGACCTTGTGGGTGTTGGAGATTATGCACTTTATTCAAACACAACAGGTGCTGAAAATATCGCTGTTGGTGGTGCTGCTCTTGAAGATAATACAACTGGAAATGGAAATACTGCAGTTGGATTCTTTGCTTTGCGTAAAAATACTGCCAGCGAAAATACTGCAGTTGGTAAAAGAGCATTAAATCTTAATACAACTGGTCCACAAAATACAGCAGTTGGTTTTGAGGCATTAAAAACAAACACAACAGGCGATTCCAATACTGCTGTTGGTCACTTGGCACTTGCAGGAAATACAACTGGTGGTGCAAATACAGCAGTTGGTCGTAATGCTTTAGCAGTCAACACAACAGGTAATGCAAACATGGCGTTTGGACAAAACTCTCTTGCTAACAACACAACTGCTTCAAACAATGTTGGTATTGGTAATCTTTCAGGTTCAAATCTAACAACTGGTCAACAAAATATAGCAATTGGTGCAAGTTCTTTGATTTTTTCAACTGTAGGATCTGGTAACACAAGTGTTGGTACTGCAGCAAATAGAAATGCAACATCATTAATAAGTTCAATATCAATTACAAACCCTGGTTCAGGTTATACTGATGGAACATATACAAATGTTACTCTTATTCCAGCAGTGCCAGGTTTAAATCAAATCAATGCACTAGCAACAATTGTTATTTCTGGAGGACAAGTTACATCAGTTACAGTAACAACTCCTGGTAATGCACATAGATTACAAACATACACAATTGATACTGCTCAAGTTGGTAACACTGGTGGAGGTTTCTTAGCAACAGTAACAGCGTTAACAACTGGTGATTCTAACACAGCAATTGGGTGGAATGCTGGAAGATTTAATGAAACAGGTGCAAGAAATGTATTTATTGGATTTAACGCAGGTAGAAATGAAAGCACATCAGATAATCTCTATATATCCAATTCAGATACAGCAACACCACTGATCTACGGTAAATTTGATTCAACTGGTTCAACTGGTGGTAGAGTTAAGATAAATGGCAATCTTGAGATTAAAACCAAGACTCCAGCCACAGCAGGTGCTGATGGCGTAGTTGGAGAAATTGCTTGGGACTCAAGTTACATTTATATCTGCGTTGCTACCAATACCTGGAAAAGAGCACAGATAGAAACTTGGTAGGATAGCCTTTAAAAGCCTTCTAAGGCGGTTTTTAGACACTTTTAGCAGGTTTAGGTATCTGGATATGGGTCAAGGTCTTAAAAGCCTTTAAAACGGCTTCTTGACATTGTGCAACACCACATGTTATAATTAATACATCACCTTTCCTAGTGTGATATTTTGGGTCCTACTGAGTTCTTATCTCTCTTTCTCGGTAGGGCCCAAGCCCTTTTAGTTGCAAAGTTTTCTGGCATATGCTACAATTGTATTCTTGGAAACTTTCGGAGATTGCATCAAGGGCTGAAGTCCAAGCGACGGAAATACTGTTTCCTGGATTGTTCTTCTCTTATATTAATTTATAAGGGACAGGGCTGTTCTCAGGAAATGGGATTTGAGATACTGATGTTATTGAGGTACTGTTGTTAGAGCCCATTATTATTGCCGCAGGCAATGGAAAAGAGTAGAAAAATGGCTTATTCAAAGCATGAAAAACTTAACAAAATAGATAAGACAATTGTTGGTCTGCAACACCAAGACTTTAATTGGAAACAAATTACTAATAAATATCAATCAACCTGTTGTGTCTGTAATAGAGGAATCTCAAAAGGTGAGACGATTCTTTGGAATAAAGACCAAGGTTTGGTTATGCACCTTCCAGAGGTTTGTAAATTCTTAGGTACTCGCAAAAAAAGGGTATCAACAAGGGCTCTTGGCACAAATCCGAGGGCAAAGGGAACAAACCCTAAAGCAGTAGAAGAAGAAAGAATGGCTAGACGAATAGCAGAATATAACTTTCCTGTAGAGGTGCGCTATGCGAAGTAAAAGAGATAAAGCAATAGAAGTTGGAATAAATAGAGAAATGACTATAAAAACCTTTCATAAAAACACCAAAGTCCAAGATGATGGATGTATTATTTGGACAAAGAAAATAGAAAGCAATGGCTATGCTAGATTTGGCATAACTTATAGAGAAAAAGGTATTTTTAATGTTCCTGTTTATGCTCATCGTTTTGCTTGGGCATTGAGGTTTGGTATGGATGCATTACCTATTGGCGTTGCAAATAATACAAAAGGGGATAGATTAGTACTAAATCATATGTGTCATAATAGAAGTTGTGTTAATACAAATCATCTTGAGGCTATTCTTCAAAGTGAAAACATGAGCAAAGAGAAAAGGAAACCTAAAGATGGAGCAGCGTAAAAGGGGAAGACCTAAGAAAGAACGCTTATACGACATCTGGGAACATAAGTATTATCTCCTGGATGATAAGCAAAATGATAAGGCTATCCGAAGAACAGTAGAAGAAAGACTGTTTAAAGGTTATGCTTCTGTATTTGCCCTGGCACATGGAAGAGAACCTAATCAAATTGATAGAGGCAAAATAAATAAGGTGGTTGCTGCTATAATAGACAGGATATGACAACACATCCCAAATATGGGTTTTCCAACTCTCCATTCTATTACCTTGGCAAATACAAAACCACGCAAAGGCCCAGGGTATGTGAAAGATGTACCCAATCAGCCTATTATTACCATCATGATTGGGGTTGGTGTTGTGCTAGTCATTTGCTAGACCTGGTTAACATAGGTGGTTTGGCATTCTCATGGGAGGATTATCCAGAGGTATGGGCAAGAACAGAGAGGCTCCTCAAGAGGGAGCCAAGGATGTTTGGTACTGCGAAGAACATGGATGTGGATACACCATATGCTGTGACAGAGGACGAGTTATCGGATGGGTTCATGGAGAGTTATGAGTAGCCCATATGCCACAGCAGAGTATAAGCGTAATAGGAAGATAGTCCTTGAGGCAGCCAATTGGACATGCCATTACTGTGGTAATCCAGCAAACGAGGCTGATCATATACTTCCTGTAAGTCTTGGCGGTAGCAATGAAGTATCCAATCTATTACCATGCTGTAAACAATGTAACAGTGGTAGAGGTAATCAAACAATGAAGCGATTGAACTATTGGAATAAGCGCTATGGCTAGTCTCATAGGTTTGGACATACAGGGATATGCTGGTTTGGATACTCTTAAAAGAGCGGCCTTTCTAGGGCCTGTCCAAATAGTGAGACAAACCATCTCAAACCTTGATACGGCCATATGCCCATATCACAGATATGAAGGTTTGTCAATAGCCCCGCAAAAAAGCGGGAATAGAAAAGGATACCCATAATCCCTATTGGCATATACAAACCTTATATCTTGGCATATGGGTGGATATGTGGATATGCTGGTTTGAAGGTTTGAAGGTTTGAGGTTTTTTTATTTTTACGCTGGAAACCCTGATAGAGTATAATAGAAACCAGAAATATAAAATAGTAAAAGGAGCAATATGAGAACAGGAATGAGCCAAGGCCCTAGAGGTCTTAGAGATGTATCAAAAATAAACGAACCACTAAACCTAGATTTCAGCCTAGAGGAGTCTGTCCGCAAATCCATCCTAGCAGCGACATGGCTAGATGATGTAGATTTGGGAGCAGCCAAAGAAGCAGTTATGCTTGCAGAAACCATGGACCAATTTCCAGATAGACGCCATCAAATAGCACCTATCCTTATTGGCCTATTGTCAAACCTTGGTTTGCTCAATAACCGTAAAACCACAGAAATGTCTCCAGCAGATATGTTGGCTGCTATTGCTAATGGTTGATTGGAAACCTACTTACCTTACCCTGCCGCTTTCAGAGGATTACCCTACTGATGGCAATAAGGTCATTAATATATCTCAAACCTTATGGCGTTTGCCAGAAAAGAATGATGAATTATTAGTATTAACAGACTGGCAAAAGGACCTGATCCGTAGGGTTCTAGAGAGATATCCAGATACCCATCCTGACCCTGCAAAGGCTGGGAGGCTGCGTTATAAGCAGGTAGTGATATCTATGCCTAGAAAGAATGGAAAGTCTCTCCTAGGTGCCTTATTTGCCTTATACGGTATGCTCCTGCACGAGCCTGCACCTGAAGTTATATCTGTAGCAGCCTCCGCAGACCAGGCTAAAATCGTTTATCGCAGGCTAAAACATCAGGTAGATTCAAGTGAATTGCTTGCACATTTCTTTAGTAAATCTACAGAACACAGAGGACTTTGGACTAAAGATGGCACAGGTATATATAAAGTTATTGCAGCAAAGGTAGCAACTGCTCAAGGTTTGCATCCTAGTCTAGTCGTATTTGATGAGTTGCATGTGGCCAATGAAGATGTCTGGACAGCCATGAGTCTTGGTTCTGCTACTCGCCCTGACGGACTTACCATTGGAATCACAACTGCTGGCGATGACACATCAAACCTACTCAAACATTTATACGAAAGAGGAATGGCAGCCATCCAAGGACAAGAAGACCTTGAGAGATTTGGTTTCTTCTGCTGGGAAGCACCTCAAGGCTGTTCTCTAGATGATGAAGACGCTGTTCGTATGGCAAACCCACAATTAGCAAGCGGAATCCTAAACTGGGAGTCTGTTAAAAATGAATTAGCCACAATGCCTGAACCTGATGCTAGGCGTTATAGATTAAACCAGTTTGTGTCATCCATGAACGCTTGGATCCCTGTTGGAGCCTGGTCTCAATGCCCTGAAGGACGACCTACAAACCCAGAAGTGTTTGCAATTGAGAGAACCTCTGGTTGGGAATATGTATCTATCGTGACTGCCCAGATGCAGGAAGATGGAAAGATAGCCACAGAATTGGTGGCATCATTAAATAATACAGATATTGATGGTGTGATTAAAGTCTGTTTAGACCTTGCAAAATATGGCAAGCCGTTTATCATGGACGGAAATGTATTGGATGACCTAGGATCTGCGCTAAAGCAGAAAGGTTTCAGGGTACAAATGACATCCAACAAAGATTTAATTAGTGCGTCAAACAACACTTATAGTAGAATTATCAAGAAGCAACTAATTCATCCAAGAGATGAGATAGTTACTCTACAAATGCAACGAGCAGTACGCAAAAATAGTGGTGAATCGTGGAGAATTGCCAGAAAAGATAGCGGAACTGATATTGATGCAGCAGTAGCAACAGTTTTAGCCATCTGGTTTGTTGAGACACAAATAAAACCACAGCAGATGGTTCATTGAGGAGAACGCAATGGGATTTAGAGACAGACTAGTGAGCAGACTTGGTTATGAATTAGAACCAGCGTATGTTCCTGAAACAGAGAATCGTGGAGTAGCAAACACTGCACCAGCAAGAGACGCAGTTAGCGTAACACCAACTACTGCACTTAGTCTTGTTGCTGTATCAAGAGCCACATCAGTATTGGAAACTGCAATCATGCAGATACCTGTAAATGTTTACAGAGGCAACACACAACTACCAACACCACTTTGGTTAGAAACACCTGACATTGAAAATCAGATTTCACAAGCAGAATGGCTTGGCACAACATTAATTCACATGGCAATATTTGGAAATGCTTATTGGCATATCCGCAGAGGACCAAGAGGAATTGTAAACATTACAAACCTACATCCATCAGATGTAAGCGTCTCAACAGATGAGACAGGAAAGATTTATTATCTTTACAAGTCAAAGAGATATTCGTCAGCAGACATTAAGCATTTGAAACTTTATCACAATGCAAGTTCAACAGCGTTGCTTGGTGAAGGTCCATTGCAGCGACACAAATCAGTATTGCGTTCAGCACTTGACTTGCATAACTATGCTGACAATTGGTTCCGTACCGCAGCAGTTCCAACAGGTACATTAACCACATCAGAATTTCTTTCTGCAGATGTTGCAAAACAAAATAAAGATGCATTCATTGCATCGCAGCAAGAAAGAAGTATTGCAGTCCTTTCATCAGGTCTTAAGTATGATTCTATTTCTCTTAATCCTGAGCAAGCACAATTCCTAGAAAACCAGAAGTTCATTACACGCCAAATCGCAATGATGTTTGGTGTTCCAACAATGTATCTTGGAATGGGAATTGAAGGACAAGGCATGACATATGTCAATGGTAACGAAGACAGAGCAAAGTTGTTCCAGGATGGATTGCAGCAATATATTGTACGCATCCAACAGGCAATTACAGACCTTCTTCCAAGAGGACAATACGCAGAATTTAATTTGACTGAGTTCCTTCGTCCAAATACCAAGACACGATATGAGTCATACGCAATTGGCTTATCAAATAATTTCTTGACAGTCAACGAAGTCCGTGAGATGGAAGGCATGTCAGAAATAGCACCACAAGACCAGGTCCAAGTTGATGTCGTTGATGACAATCAACCTGTGGACTAAAATGGAGTAATGAAAATGAAAGATATGATTACCCGATCATTTGAAATACGAGCAACAGATTCTGAGAAGCGTGAAGTTTCTGGAATCGCTGTTCCTTTCAATGAGACAATTGACATTGGTGGTGGATGGTCTGAGCGTTTTGAAAAAGGCGCAGTAGACCTAAACGCAAATGTAAAACTATTTCGTGACCACGAAGATATTATTGGTGTCGTCACAGAAATGGAAGAATCTGATGAAGGCCTATTAATTAGAGCAAAGATTTCAGAAACAGTTTTGGGAAATGAGACACTTAACCTAGTTAAGGATGGAGCAATCCGCTCATTCTCAGTTGGATTCATCCCAGTAACAGATGAAAAGAAAGACAAAACAATAATCCGTAAAAAGGTTGACCTCAAAGAAGTATCTTTGGTGGCATTTCCTGCTTACGATAAGGCTGAAGTACTTTCAGTCAGAGAAGAAACCAATCAGGAGGAAATATCCATGGAAAAAGAAACACCTGATTACACTTCAGCAATCAACGAAGTTCGTAATCACGCAGAGGAGTTGGAGCGCCGTCTAGATGTAATCGCAACATCAGCAGCAGCACCAACCGATCCAACATCTCAGTTCCGTTCATTCGGTTCTTGGGTTAAGGCTGTAGCAGCAGGCAACGAAGATGCCGTAGCACTACACCGTACATTCACTGGTGCAGACTCAGCAGATTCAATCATGAAGAATGCTTGGGTTTCTGACACAGTTCGTATTCTTAACGCTGGCCGTCCAACATATTCCGTATTCTCAACAGGTGCACTACCTGCTGATGGTATGAATGTTGAATATCCAAAGGTAAATACAAATACTCTCGCAGTTGCAGAGCAGGCTGCTGAAGGCGATGCACTCGCTTACGGTAAGTTGACTCTTACATCTCAAACCGCTCCAATCAAGACCTACGGTGGTTACACTGATATGTCTCGTCAGGTTGTAGAGCGTTCAAGCATCAACTATGTTGACACTGCATTCCGTGCAATGGTCGCTAAGTATGCTGCTCAAACAAACGCTGCTGTTCGTGCAAAGTTGATTTCCGAAGCAGCAAACTTCAACACATCAGCACTTGGTGCATGGACCGCAACAGAAATCATTGATTCTCTTGCAGAAGCAGCAACCAAGGTAAATGTAGACACAGGACTTCCATTGGAATTCATCCTTGTATCTTCAGATGTATTCCGTTTGATTGCAAAGACAGTTGACACCTTGGATCGTCCAATCTTGTCAAATGTTGGCGCAACAAGCAACACTTATGGTTCAATCAACCCAGTAGGACTAACAGGAAATATCCTTGGTCTTCCAGTTGTTGTTGACCCATCACTTGCAAACCTATCATTCTATGCAGGTAACTCTGCAGCACTCACAAATTACGAGTCTGCTGGTGCACCTTTCCGTCTCAACGACGAAGAAATCACCACACTAACAAATTCCTTCTCTGTATACGGATACCTAGGTATCGCAGTACCAGAGCCAAAGGCACTTTGCGTAATTTCTTAATTAATTTAGAGGAGTAAGATTATGGACTGGACAGACTTGAAAGCATATGTAGGTGCATCTGCAAATGATGATGCCTATGTTGAAGAATGCTGGGACACAGCAAAAGATTTGGTAGCAAACTATATTGTTTCTGCCAAGGTTCCTGTTGGTGTGTTGAAGCGTTGCTACCTTGAAGTAGGTTCAGAACTATTCCATCGTCGTAACGCACCAATGGGAGTGGCTCAATATGCAACATATGACGGAGCACCGTTAAATACTGCAAGAGACCCTCTCGTTGGTGTGTATCCTTTACTTAACAGATACATGGTGAGATTCGGATGAATTTAGCAGGAGTTAGAGAAGAACTTGAAAGTGCCATCATTCTTGGCGGCATTTCTAAAGTCTATAAGTATGTGCCAGAAAGACCTAATCCACTTTGTGCGATTATGGAACCTGATACTGAGTTCATTACTGTATACGAGAATCAATATGATGCGGATTATGCATCTAATTGGAAAATTCTTGTGCTTGTTCCGTATGCAACTAATGAAACAGAAACAGAAAATCTTGACGACACACTTGACACTCTTATTCCAGCAATTTGGGAATACACCACCGCAACAAGATTAACCGTAGATAAGCCATTTATCCAAGAGGTAAATGGTGCTAGGTTTTTAGCAACAAACATAAACATATCAATTGATATTGAAGGAGGAAACTAACATGGCAAGAATTAAAGGAAAGTCAATAGTTTTTGAAGTCAATGGAACAGAATATTCAGGTAATCTCAGCAATGCTGTTATTTCATCTGCAGTAAACACCCTTGGTTTTGGAGACTACGAAGACTCTTTAGATTTTACCCTAACTGTAACTGGATTCCAGGATACAGCATCAAACTCACTGCACTCAGTCCTCTGGGCTAACCCAGGTCAGACTGTAAACATTTCATACGCACCACATGGCAATGCAACTGCGACAGCAGCAGAGCCTTGGTTCACAATGAGTGGATATGCAGAAACTCTCCCAGACATTGGTGGAGCAGCAGGCGAATATTTCGTCTACGACATTACATTTATTCTTGACGGCAAGCCAACAAGAGTAAATTCATTCTAAGCAGTCGCCATGGCAGAGGAAATAACTATCACTGGAGTTAAGGAAGTCATAGACACTCTTAACAAACTTGGTAAAGATTTAGAGTCAAACGAAGAACTTAATAAAGAACTAAGTTCAACTTTATCTCAAAAAGCCTCTGCTATGGCACCAAGACTTACTGGTGCTTTAGCATCTTCTGTTAAAGGTAATCCTTCAGCAGAAAAAGCACAAATCTTAGCAGGTAGTGCAGCAGTACCTTATGCAGGTGTTCAAGAATATGGATGGCCTGAAAAGAATATAAATGCACAACCTTATTTAAGACCAGCAGTACACAATAACATGGGCTACATCATTGAAAAGTACAATGAAAGTATCCAAAAAGCAATAAAGAAATACAACTTAGACTAACAGGAGGCAGTAAAAATGGAACAAGACTTAATGAAAAACCTCAAGTGGAAAGAACTTGCAGAGGTTGAAGAATATTTAGATTTACCTATGGATGAATGGACTGAGGGCAAGTCCAAAGCCAAATTAGCATTCGCTATGCAATACATGATGGCAAAGCGAAACAACCCATCCCTTACAATAGAGGATGCAGAGAACATGTCAATCCAAGAGTTGACTGACCTTGCTGGAGTTGAATTCACAGTCCCAAAAGAAGTGAATCCAGCCTAAGCATAATGGCGCAGTTCTGTGTTGAAACAGGATATACGCCAGATCAGTTTTGGGACATGACGCTGGAAGACTATAGTGCAATTGTAAGTGCACTTAACAGGAGGAAGAAGAATGGCTAACCAGATAACAATTGATATTGTTGCGGAGACCAAAAAACTTACTTCTGGGATTAATGATGCCAATAGTCAGATTGACGGCATGTCTTCCAAACTTAAAGGTGCTGCTGCCGCTGCTGGTGCAGCCGCATCTGCGTTTGTATTAAAACAAGGTGTTACATTTCTTAAACAAGGCATTGATGAGGCTAAAGAAGCCCAGCAAACAATGCGAGAAGCCACAACAACATTTGGTGAAGGCTCTGCAGCACTTGCAAAAATTACAGAAGATGCTGAAAAATTTGGCAAGGCAATGGCTGTTGACAATGATGAAATTATTAAATTATCTACACAGTTAGGTGCTCGTCTACCTGCTGATTCAAAGGCTTTATCTGCAGAATTAGTTAATCTTGCATTTGATGTTGAAGCATTTACTGCTGGTGCCCTTTCTGCAGAAACAGTAACTGGTAAACTTGCCAAGGCGCTTGCTGATGGTGAATTAAAAGCGGCAGACCTAGAAAAGATTGTTCCAGGTCTAACAAGTGCAATATATGAACAAGCAGAAGCATTATCAAAGGCTGGAAAGAATCAAGAAGCCCTTTCTCTAGTTATTGATGCAGCACAAAAGAAATATGGAGATGCTGCAGAAAAAAATGTTACTGCAACACAAAAGTTTGACACAGCATTAGCAAATCTTAAAGAAGAAGTTGGTAGTAAGGTTTTGCCAATTGTTGAAAAATTTGTAAATGTATTAACAACTGTTATTGAAAAGTTTGGTGCGTTGCCAACACCAATACAAAATGTAATTCTTGGCATTACAGGACTTGTAGCAATTGGTGGTCCTCTTCTTACATTTCTTGCATCTGCCAAGACAGCAATGGTTACTCTTGGCTTAGTGTCTGGCACTACAACTGGAGCAATTGGAGCAACAACAATAGCAACTAATTTACTTAGAGTTGCACTTGCAGGTTTGGGTATTGGTTTAGTTATTGCAGCAATCGTATTGCTTGTACAGAATTGGGATAAAGTTACAGCAGCAGTAGATAAAGTCTGGGAAACAATTAAAGATGTAGTTCCAAAAGCCTGGAATAAGGTTATGGAGTTTAAAGACAAAGTTGTTGGATTTGTTGGCGAAATTATTAAGGCTTACTTCTTAATTCCAAGCAAGATGCTTGAAGTTGGTAAAGATATCGTTGAGGGCCTTTGGAACGGTATGAAGAACATGGTTGGCTGGCTTAAAGACAAAGTTACAGGTTTATTCGGTGGCGTTGTAGACTTTGCAAAAAAAGCACTTGGTATTAAATCTCCATCTAAGGTATTTGCTGGCATAGGTAAAAACATTGCTCAAGGTTTGTGGACAGGATTAAGAGGCCAAAGAACATTTCTTAGAAACAATTTCACTGATTTCTTTGGAAGTGTAATTCCTGAAATAACTACTGATTTGCTAAACCTTCCAGATTTTAGTAATCTTGTAACACAAACTGATTTAACAAATGCAATTGTAGGTTCAACAGTAGACCAATCAATGCTTGCAGGTGTAGGCCTTTATTGGGATTCAGTTAATGAAACATTTAATATTGACGACACTGTTGTTACAAAAGATATGTTAAGTGGAATAACAAATAGCAACTTTAATGTTCCATCACTTAACTCAACAACAACAAGCCCACAAATTGTAGTTAATATTACAGCAGGACTTGGTACTGATCCATATGCACTTGGTAGAGAAGTTTCTAACGCACTTAGAAAATATGGAACTGTGAGTGCTTACGCATGAGACCAGTAGACATAATTAAATTTTATTTACTAGAAGGTGCAAGTTGGGTTGAATATACTGACGGCATAATTAGCGTTGATATTCAGCGAGGACTACAAAAATATACAAGTCCAATGGACATGCCTGATGCTGGAATCATGAGACTTATAAGCAGGTCTTATTCAGTAGACCCATATGAAAATTCAAACTTTCGTACAGGTAGAACAGTTAAAGTTGAAGCAAACGGCACCCCAATTTTTACAGGTAGATTAATAGATATAAATGTTTCTTACAATCCAAAAGGCAAACCACCACAAATAGAATTAATAGCCATTGACATGGTTGGAACAATGCAAGCACATGTTTTGCAAGATAGTTTTAGAGATAGACTTGGTGGAGCAATGACCATCAGTATGTTCTTGCAAGAAATGAATTTTACTTCAAACCCAGGAGCAGATGCTGAAATTATTGACTTTGTTTCTGCACAAGCACCTTCAGACATTGGTGTGGCTGGTGGAACTGCTGATGCATTATATTATCCACCATTGGGAACAAGTGCATGGGGTTTTTATACACAATTAGCAAAATCAAATCTTGCTTTTCTTTATGCAAATGTTGACAACGAAATGGTTGGTGTTGATGACTGGGCCGTTTTAGGTGCAGCGCATCCAAGAAATAATCCTTCAGTTGCTACATTTGATTCAACAGGTGGACAATTAGGATACTTTAATGTAGTTTTAAATGATGGCTTTGATATTCTCTGCAATAGATTTAAAACAACTAATATTGGACAAGACTTTGGTGTTGCATCAAATACAGCATCAGCAACAAATTGGGGTCCAGGCTTTAAACAACTTGACACGACTTTGTTTATTGGACCACCACCAAGTCAGCCTGGTATGACTAATATTATAAACAGAGTATTTAGCGAAACAGTCTTTCCAGCCAGAGACATTTCATCCATATCTTGGAATGGAAAGTTTGACCCAGACCTTGCTAAAACAATAGAAATATACGATAATATTGATATTTATCATGAAGTTGATGTTTTGACAATTGACAAGAAATATCAAATCGTTGGAATTCAACACAGAATAGATGCAGAAAACTGGAACATTACTTATTCACTTAAGAATGCTTTTCTTGACCAAGAAGTTTTGGGATATCCAACAATTGTTGTTACGCCATCAACTGGTGGTACAAATACTGTATTTAGTTTTTCAATTGATTGCGACAGACCTGAAAACATTGTTAGCGTTAATTGGGATTGGGGTGATAGCACACCAGACTCAACAGGTTTAACTGCAACTCATTCATTTGCTACACAGGCAACTTATACAATAACTGCAACTATCACAGACATTTATAATATTCCAAGAGTAATAACAAAACAACAATATGTTTCTGGAGCATTGCCAACAAGCAACTTTACTTGGGCTGTAAACCCATCTAATAGTGGATTGATTGAATTTACTTACACAGGTTTGCCTATCCCTGATGGACCTTATAATGAATATGTTTGGGACTTTGGTGATGGCTCAACAGGACAAAATAGATTTAAGCCAATCGTTGGAAATCTATACACAACTGCTGGAAATAAGACTGTTTCATTAACAACCACAAATCAATATGGAAGTTCAACAACTACACAAGTTATTCCAGTTACACCTGGAACTGTAACAAGCACTGTTGGTAACAGAGCAGTTAGATATATTAGAATTTTGATGGACCCAGGTAGTGCTAAGACTGCTCCAATTAATTTCTTCCCATTAATGTCTAAACTAAAAGCATTAACATCAAACGGAACTAATCGTGCATTAAATAAACCAATTTCATTTGCTGAACAGGTTGGAGTAAATGGATACAGAGATAGTGCAGGAAATGTTGTTTGGCCAATTGGTAATACACCTAATACAAAACCTCTTGCACTTACAGATACAAGCACAACTAATTATGGATTAAAACCTGTTGGATTTGATTCATCAAATGCATATAGAATGTTTGGAATAACAATTGATTTGGGACAACCATACTATGACTTAAGCCAATTCCAAATAACACTTGAACAAACTGTAGCGGATTCAGATTACTCGCCAATGGCTATTCAATATCAAACAGATGCAAGTTCATATTTTAATCAAACTGTTCCTTATTCACAACAAGGTGGATGGACAACTCCAAATGCTGTTGGAACAGTAGTAACAACTGTTTTAGGAACTGATAGAACATTTACAAATATACCAACATTGCCACTAAACTGGTAAATAGATTTCTGGAACTGCCTCCAGAAAAAGCAGAGCCCTTCCAATAACCGTCTAATTGAGGAAGGGCTTCTGTTTATTAATCTTCTAGACTTGGTTGCACCTCTGGCAGTAGTTCTACCTCAACCTTAACTGGTTCTTTCTTCTTAACTTTTGGACGCTTGGTCTCATAATCCCAATCCTTTACAGGAATGAGTTTGCCGTTGTAATATACATTTTTAGCCATGATGCTCCTTTTCAGCAAGCAGTTTATAGATATCGTCTACTCGCTTTTCTAGTCGTGTTACCTGATCT